TCTCTAAAACAAGCAATACAACCTAGAGTAGTGGGACCCCTTTTTTATATAGGGGTGATCGACTTATAGTAAACAAAAACAAACCCGATCGGGTCTGGTACCTCTATTGATTATGTATTTATATGCGCGAGCGCGGCGGCACAACTTGTGCGTGTGAGTGTGGTCCAACAGGACCACACATGTATGTAGACTCGGTTAGTCTAACAGTACCATGAATGCACTAGCATTTAGTCTGCTAAACTTAGACAATTTCTTTTGCATTGTATTATAATCCTCATCAAACTCAGCTGTCTTGATCTCGATGTATAACTTGTGTTCCTCTGGTGTTAACATCGTTGACTGGTTTGAGTAAGGGTTAGTTGCTTTGATCATTGTGTCCATGTTTTCTCCTGTATTTGTTATGGTCCTATCCTATACTATCCACTATTGTTGTCAACTGCTATTATCTTGGTTTCCATATAGTCATTACCTCTCCAATCTCTTGCATGTTCCTTGACTACATCAATAGGAGTTTCAAGAGCCTCGGTCCTTGGGTGTAATGCAATGACCTCTCTTACATATGTATTAGCAAAGTCATTGTAACAACCTTGACTACAGAAATAAGAATACATACTTGTTCTATCTCCACTATTGTATTGGTCTTGTTTTACTTTCTTGGTCCTTAGGACCTTGCTACCCTTGACACCTCTTATCCTATCTTGCGTGTGGGATTTGTGGCACCCTGGACCATGACACCAGACAAAATTACTCATGAGTTATCCCCCTCGGTCATTTGAAACCTTGCTAAGATTTTAGCATGGCTTTCTATTGCGTTCTCTAAAGTTTTAATTCTATCTTCTAAGAACTTTATTTTCTGTCGTTCAAATTGCTCAGCTTTGTTTTTAGTGTGCAATTCAAAATGCTCATCTGTTAACTGTGTCATTTTCTATCTCCTCTCAACCATTTTTGATGTTCTCTCTCATATCTTCTTAGTCGTTCATTTTGATAATCAATGTGTTGTTGTGTTCCATTAGCCATAATACAACCAACACAAATTATCATTGCAATGCCAAACATTAAGAATATTCCTAATAGTAAATCCATTACAACCTCACTTTCCAACTGCCTTTAGCAGTTCTGTATTGTTCTTTGTCCATGTCAAAGTATGTTATTAAACTATCTCCAATTTTGCTAGTCCAATATCTACATTTGTCAGTCCACTTGCCACGTCTTGTTATGTGTTTTTTATCCTTATTAGAATAATAAGTTATTGTGAATTGTTTGTTTAGTTCCATGTTTTTTTCTCCTGTATGTTATTAAGGGGAGAATATCCTATATTCTCCCCTATGTCAACTGTTTAATTTACTGTTGCTTGTTGCATTATTGACCTTGCAATAGCAATTTTTTCCTCTCTCGTTTGCTCAACCTTATCAGTTAATAAGTCAGCTAAATTTGTCGGACTATAAACAGACAAAGCCATACTGCTACTTTCATTTAGTATGCCCTCATTCAAAGCAATACCAAGTTTGTCAGCTAGTGATTTAGCTTGGTCAAAGTATCTGTAAGATTTTAAACCTAATCTTAACTTATCCATTTTACCATTAACATGATTATATAATTGTTCATGTGCCATGACAACATTCTCTCTCAAACTGTTATACATTTTGAACATCTCAAATGTTTCTTGGTCAACTGCAAACATTCTACTATGACAATAAGATGTTCCAATGGTATCAAGTTGGAAATCATTTTCCCATTCTTGTTTAAGACTTATGTCTGTATTATTATCATTGCTACTTGTTTCATGCCCTGTAAATTTATTTACTTGGCTTTCCATAGTATAATAACTCGGACTACGTTTGTCGTAGTTATTATTGATTGCAACGTGAAAGTCTGGGTTAAGACCTTTTGCTTTAATCTCATCTCTATAATAAGACCTTGCAAAATCTTTTCCTAAACTAAACTTGACGTGTTCCTCATCAACAACTTCTTTTGGATTTCCCTCATAGTCGGTGTCCATTCTTGGTGGTGCAGTAAAATAAAAACAATTATCTTTATACAACTCTCCACCACTACGATTGTATTTAGCAATCATACTTCTAATTGTATCAATGTCCTCTTGTGGTTGATGATGTCTTACAACTGTTTCAGCTAGGACTTTCATTTTAGTTCTAGCAGTATTATAATCAGCTATTGATTTTTTGTGCAGTTCATACTTTGGACTTGTTTGTTCAAAGTGATTTTGAAATACATCAGCAATAGCTTTTCTCTTTTCACTATTTAATGTTAGTCTTTTTTCTGGCATTTGTTTTCTCCTGTATTGGTTAAATTAAAATTGTTTTAACAGTTGACAAATACATTGTCAAGTATTATATAGGAGAGGTTCCCTTTTGCTAATATACGGAATTAAAAAACTCAAATTAGCGTGGTACATAGCAGGGTGCTGAATAGCGTATCCCCTGCTATTTGCTATTGTTTAGAGAATTTGAAAAGGTACACATTCCGCTCACCAAATGCTTCGCGCTAAGTGACTTCGGGTGGGGCAGCCTTTGCTCAGCGTTGCCGGGTCCCAAGGCCAGGGGGCAGCGCTGAGTTTATATGATTAAAAAAATACAACCTGTGGTTGAAAAGAAAAATTCAACCTGAGGTTGAAGCTTCAAGCCTCAAGCGGCAAGCTTCAAGCAGCGCTTGACAATGGTTAAGGGATCATGTAGGATGTATATAGAAAGGTATATTATGGAAAAAGAAACAAACGGTCATTTATATATATTAAATGACAATATAGTAAGAATAGCCGACGCGCTGGAAGAGATCCTGCGTTTAGTTAAAGAGGACCAGGAGCGGTCAAGAAAATATATGGAAGAGAAAAAAGATGAGTAGGAGACAAGGATCCGAAAGCATAGCAGCGCTAGTTAACCACTGGCGCTGGCTCCAGGCCCAAGGACCAAGTTACAAGCAGCAAGCGGCAAGCTGCAAGCGCCAAGCTGCAAGCTTGACAAGACAACATTATAAGGATATAGTATCCTATAAAATACAGGAGAAATAAACAATGAAAATAAAAGAAGCACAAGAAATAACACACACCCTGAGCAAGCCAGGCAAAATGCCTGGATTTGCATATTCAACACCAGCTCACGAATGCAAGACTGGCACAAAGTTACGAGCTGTAGCTGGTTCAGTCTGTTCTAACTGTTACGCCTTCGAGCGTGGCCGGTATAGATTCCAAAATGTAATAGACGCTCAATATAAAAGATTCAGGTCATTAACCCATCCTAAATGGGTCGAAGCAATGGCCGCACAAATTAATTCAAAGAAGGTCAAATACTTTCGCTGGCACGACTCAGGCGATGTCCAAAACCTGGACCACCTGCGACGAATCTATGAAGTATGCAAGCTCACGCCTGAAGTTAAGCACTGGATGCCAACGCGTGAAGCATGGACCAAGGACTATATTGTTGAAGCTCCTGACAATCTTGTTGTCCGGTTCTCCATTCCGATGGTGGACCAGGCAGCAATTGACAGCTGGCCTAATACGTCAACAGTCTCAACTAAGAAAGTTGATGTAACATGCCCGGCACCGCTTCAGGGTAACCAGTGTAAAGATTGTCGAGCTTGCTGGGACAAATCAGTTTCAAATGTTTGCTACGGTGAACACTAAAAAAACTTCACACGTGAAGACAGCCATTAGCCCAAAGCCATCGACGGACGGCGGCGGGCGTGCGCTAGTTAATAAGCTTGTTTGGTTCTTTCAGGATCATCAATGGAAGCAACGTCATGCAAGCGTCAAGCGTCAAGCGACAAGCACCAAGCATCACGCTCCTATATTTAGAAAGCAACAAGCAAGTATCAAGCTTCAAGCGGCAAGCGTCAAGCTTTCGAACCAACCTGTTCAATCGCCAAGCGACAAGCATCCCATCCTGAATAACAAGCGTCAAGCTTCAAGCCGGAAGTAACAAGCTCCGTGATACGTGAACCATGGAACATGGATATTGGAGAAGTATTAGGAGAGCAAGGACCAAGGGCCTTTGCTAAGATAAAAGTATTGTGTGGGTGCTTAATATGGAAGCCAATTTGATGAGGCGAGAATCGAAGTTTGTAACCTTTAGTAACCTTTAATTCGATAGTGCAAAAGTTCCCAGAAGTATTACAGACCAATAGATCAGGAGTACCAAGTAAGCTAATATTTTCAAGTCGAATAAGGGAAATGCCCTTAAAATTTTGCTTAACATTTTGATAAAATTTAGCCTCTGGGCCCATATGTTTTTTAAGGTAACAAAGCTGTTCATTACACTATCGAATCGTGTAATTTATCAGGCATAATTATCTTCTGATCTCGTTTAGTTTTCATCACCAATCTATGAGAATGATGGTTTTTGGTTGCTCCAAAAATAGTTTGATTGTTTTCGT